CATTCCACTTTTGAGCGAGGTCGGTTTGCCTTATCATTCTTCACAAGGGCTTCCCACACGCCAAACACTTCTCGCCCCCTCCACTCTCTGTTTCCTCTGGCATACTCGCCTCCATCATCTTGCTAATCTCTTCTAAGCTGAATCCGGTAATATCCACATCGATCTCCCCCACATCGATCTCTTCCAAGATGTCCTTGAGCTTGGGCATATCAAACTCCCCACTTAATTTGTTTAGAGCGATGTTGGCCGCCTTCTCCTGCACCTCATCCAACCAGACCGCCCACACCTCGACCTCTTCTTTCCCAAGTGCAGAATAGCACTTTAGCCTTTGGTGGCCTCCCACGATGTTGCCAGTCTTGGCGTTCCAAGTGATAGGCTGAAGATTCCCAAGCTCGCTCAAGGATTTTGTGAGCCTGCCTAATGAGTCGGAAGAGATTGTCCTAGGATTGTATTTTGCTGGTGAAAGCTCGGAGATTTTCTTGGAAATTAGGCAGGGATATTTCATTTGTCTAAAAAGTTACGCAGATTTTTACTTGTAAGTTGTTAACTAAAAGATTCTTAGGTTAACTCCCACAAAAAGTTTGCCCCTCGGAACCTGTTTGGAGGGGTATTTGCAAATAGGAGTCTCCTAACTTGTTGATGCAACGCACACTTACGCATACGGCCTAAACCCCTCACTATCAATGACCCTGCTTGTGTAAGTCGCACTTGTGCTTTCTGTAAGAACTTGCGTAAGTCGCATATCCCTTTCGGGTGTGTCCCTTTTGTCATAGCTCGCCCCCTGCCTCCTTATAAGCCTCCACGATAGGGCGTGCCTCCTCAATGAACTGGGTCTTTTGGGCGGGTGTCCATTGGGTAGGGCTCTTGCGTGCGAGCCATTGGCGGGCTTTGATGATGTAGCTATGCCAAGCCTGCTCGGCCTTGGGGTTGCTGGTCTCGATAGGGTCTGGGAGCAGGCCAGTCCATAGGGCTAACTGCTTGAGGCCACCGGGTGTAGGGGCTTGGAGGCTTGGCCTTGCCTTTGCCACACGCTCGTATCGCCTTGCCTGCTCACCGTTTATTTGGGCGATCTCTTGGATGGCATCGAGGTCTAGCCCCTCGGTTCTGGCTGATAGCAGGATGTCGCCTGCGTCTGCGGCTAGTCCGATGGCCTGCCCCATCTGCTCAATCGCTGTTTCCTTGGCCTTTTCTAACGCCTTGACCGTGCGTTGTAGCTCCATGCCTATTTGCTTTTCGCTCATTTTGGGATGTCCTTTTTGGGTTATGCCGTGGCCTCAACGAGTTCCTCATTTTCGACTTCGGCGGGTGGTTCGATCTCTCGAAATCTGTCGGCGTGAAAGCCTCGCTCTGGGTGGGGCGGGGTGGTCGAGCAGGGGTTCTTTAGCCCCTCAAGGTAGACCACGACCTCGCCTTCTTGTCCGTTCAGCCCCACCCCTACCCCCATCCCCCTCACCACATACACCTTGTCCTTGATCGGGAGGTGGTTGTAGAAAAGGATGATCTCGGTGGGGAATCGGTCGTCCACACATATCACTTTTGAGCCTGCCCTCACCGTTTTTTTCCTCGTGGTTTTATGCCTTTTGCCCACGCTTCCGAGTTCCATTTGGGACATTCTTCCCGCCTCTTTTTATGAACTCGCAAGGCTCGCTCCTTGTAAATCTGCCTCACCCTTTCGCTCCGTTGGATGCGTAAAACCAGCCCAGTCCTTTGTGATAACTCCGTAAGCCGTGCCGAGATGGCCGCTCTTGTGTATGGCTTGCCTGTGCTTGGATTGATGTAACGCTTTGCGATGGAGGTAAGCGAGTCGGGGCTTCGGTTCGTGGCTAGGGCTAGCAAGGATTCGTCCAATGTGTCGTCCCGCCGATGCCTCAACATTTGGGAGTCGCCCTCGTGCTTTATGGTCTGCTCCACTACCTCTGCCGTGAGCTTGGCTAGCTGGTCTAGGTCGATGCTGGGGTTCATCGCCTTCATTTTTGCGAGCCGTTCTTTGACCCGATCTTGGAGCGTGTCGATATGCTCTGCCATGTCTGGCGTGTAACTAGCCAAGATTGAATCCGCTGGGTCTTGGCCTAGGTGGTTCATTTACTGGATTTCCACAACTGCCGTCCGTCCCACCCTCGCCAACTCCCGCCTTGCTTGCCGTTCGCTAGCGTAGAAAAGGTCAACGACTGGCAACCTAGATTTGCCCGATGCCTTTCGGGATATGACTGCCGTTCCGGTATCGTGGGCGTGATAGGTCTTGCCTTCGATGACTAGCTTTGTGCCGTAGGGGATAAGTCTGGGGTCTACCGCACAAGACTTGCCAGAAACTAACCGTTTTCCTGTGGAGCTTTTCCACCCGAACTCATCCTCACCAAGCCAGTATGCCGTGATTCTAGCCTTGATGGTTTTCTTGGGTGGTGGCCTTGGGGTTTCGACCATTATGTTTGCCCCCTGCACCGAGCCGAGGAGGGCGATGGCTAGGATGAGGATGGCTTTTTTCATCGTTAGAAAGTGGAGTTGCTCGCACAAGTGGCGGTAGCGTCTCGATGGGGATTCGTCTCCCTTGGTTCTTTTGCCTTCTGCGTTGTCAATCGTGGCCTTGAGCTTGTCGATCTGTGCCTCGATTGCCTTGGCTTCCATCTTGTTTATTTTCATAGAAGCTCTCTTATGCCTTTGATGATTTGGTAGGCGACTTGTGGCACGATGGCGTTGCCCAGTCCTTTAAGTCTGTCCACCCGATTGGATACCCCATTAGCCACTCGACCCACGCCGGGTTCAGTTGTCCAGTTTGCTTGTAATCCTTGCCCTCTATGTGCTGAACCGCATCCCCAAGAGAATTTGTCATTGGATTCCGGTTTGTCTTTTTCATTGTCTCCGGCATCCTTGGTGGAAAATACTCCCTGCGAGTTGGGGTCGGCCAGAACAGCACCCAAGAGATTTGTTGTTCCCCGATGTCCCGATGGTCGCAAGCGTTTCGCCGAGTTGTCTGGCCCTCCGCTTGGTGTCCTTGGAGTCGGCCACATGCCCCCCCCCCCCGCAATGACCCAGACTCGGTTTCTTCTGTGCGGGGCATCGACACCGCAAGCTGGAATAATGATCGTCTCGACTTCGTAACCTTTTGCTTCCAAGTCAGAACACACTTGGTCGAGTGCCAAGCCGATGATTCCAACAACATTCTCACCAACGACCCAAGTTGGCTTTGCCTCTTGTATGATTCGGAGCATTTGCGGCCAGAGATAGCGGTCATCGTCCTTGCCTCTCCGCTTCCCGGCGTTACTGAATGGCTGGCAGGGAAATCCCCCAGTAAGAAGAGTGATTCCTCGATATGCCGTGCCATCGAGCGTTTTGATGTCTCCGTGGATTGGGACATTAGGCCAATGCTTTTTGAGGATGGCTTGGCAGTAGGGTTCATTGTCGCAGAATCCAACGGTTTCAAATCCAGCCCATCCAGCGGCAAGAGCAAATCCTCCAATGCCGCTGAACAAGTCGAGGTGGGTTGGGTTTTCATTCACGCTTCAACGGCCTCCCGCCAATGACATCGCTTGTTCCGTCTTTTTAGTTTTCCGTCCCCTTCAAGACAGCGTAGGTGATACTGGATTGCTCCGTGGGTTTTGCGTAGAACTTGGGCGATGGTGCAAGTGGGAATCTCGTTAGTAATCAAAGTGAACACGGCATCTCGGAGCATATCGATAGTCGCTTGGTTGCGGTTCTCTGCGTAGAGTTTCGACATCTCCTTGCCGGGATAGCGGTCGGATAAAATGCCCTTGGCCTTTGCCTCAGAGGATGTGAAGGGTTCGTTCATCGAATGTGCAAGCTACTTTGAGTCAGATTTGAGGCAAGGGATGATTTTAAGTTGTTCATTTCTGCAAATAATACTCGGCCACCCGCTTGCCGCTGTTGGTTTGAACCGTTCGCTTCTCAATCTGATGCCCCGCCTTTTTCAAGTCGCAGATTCGGCTAGCCAACCGGAAACACTTGAACCATTCCAGAGCTTCCAGAGCCGTGAGTGTTCGCCCAGTTTGTAGGTGGGCTAGGATTCGAGCGTTCTGATCGTGGCCTTCCGTCTTTACTGGATGCGTGGTTCGCATAAAGGGAAGCTCGAACTGCTCGGCCTCTAACATTGCGATCATTTGATTCCCCTCCCAGTTGACTTCCGAGCCGTAAAGTTTTTGCTTTTTGCGTTCACGATTGATGAGTGATGGCATCCCCAAGCGTGTGCAATCTCCTTTACTGTTAGCCCAGACTCATATTGAGCCTTCCAAATGCCCCAACGCTTCTGAACTGTGTTGTGGGAGCGATTTCCCCTTGCCCTATACTTGCCAAAGGTTGGCCGTAACTCCCTTGGGATGTCTAGGGGGGTGGTTGTACCCATAACTAGGCTTGCAAGCCCTTTAGAGGCCAATTCTGAGCGATTATGAGCCATCTGGGCGGTGAGTGTGCTTATGAGTTGCTCGAATTGGGCAATTTTGTCCTCGCAAGACTTCACCCGGTGGATTGTGGCCGCCAAAACGAGGTCGTTCACTTATGCAACCTCCACGAATAGTGCGTTTTCCATTAAACGCCTGTAAGTCGGGCGTTGGCTTTGTCTGTCCTGAGACTCGTTCGAGGTAATTATGGTTTGCTTGTTATGGGAATATCTTTTTTCTACTAGCAAATAAAGATATTGAGATATGGTTTGTGTGTCCGGCTCTTTGCCGAGGTCATCTATCAACAATACTTGGTATCGAGAAAGCCTTTCAAGTTCCTCCTCTTTTCCGTCCCAAACTGGCCTTGACAGCTTCATTCCTAGCTCAACTGCGTTGATTGCTTCCACGCTGAAGCCGTTGATAAAGAGAAGTTTCTCAAGAAGCAAAAATGCCATCCTAGTCTTTTGCTTGCCTGTTGGGCCAAGAATCCAAAGGTTCGCGCCTCTTATTGGATTCCAATTCATAATATCCTTTAGCAACTCTTTGTTTTCTATCCTCTGCCTATCTGTTTGCCGGTAAAGTGGGGGACATATTTTGTCCCACCTATCTTTTTTGAAAGCATCAGACTTGGCCTTGTTTTCTCTTGCTTTTATTATCTCCCAGTCCTCCCTTTTCTCTCCGTCGTTTCCCGAACCAACTAATTTCATGGCCTCATTTACTATTGTTGCAGTTGTTTTCATATTTGACTTTCTTCATACCATCAAACTCTAAAGAGCTTATGGACATGAGATCGCCTCCTTTCTTTTGGTTTTGGTTTCTTCTCTGACAGGTTCTCGCACATAGCTTCCAGTTCTTCATTGGCTTGTTCCCAATCATCCATCCAACGCTTCCGTAGTAAAAGAAGGCCGTCTCCGCGTCTTTCTCAGACCACCCAATCTCCTTTGCAAATGCAATCCATTGGGGGAGAGTCGGGCGTAAGCCCTCTCTCTCTTTCTTGTTATCCTTATTACTATAACTTTTACTATTACTATTACTCTTATTATATACGATAGATGGTTCATCTATGGATGATAGATGGTTTATAGATGGCGCATCTATGGCGCATCTATGGGTTATCCTTCGAGCATATCCAGCCGATCTTTCCTCCATCTTTGCTAATCCAGAGGCCACTCCTCCGTGATAGATTGCCCCATCTTTAATTTCATAAACCCCTGCAACCTCAAGCTCTTGAAGGAGTGGTTTGGCATCTTGCCCAACCATTCTGCTGATCTGCTCTGGGCTTGGTGGATTGCCGTTGATCGTTAGCTTCCCGCCGGCGTTAGCCTTATACATAAGGCAGATTAGGTGAATCCATAGCCCCTTGGCCTCAAGGCTCACCAAGGCCAGCTTTTCATTCGCCAGCCATCGGTTAGGTTCAAAGGGGAACCAGAAAGAATCTCGCTTCACTTTTTCTTCTCCGCATCTCGCTTTTGATATTTCTTGGCTCGCTCCAACAACTCTTTAGTGATTCGATGTGAGTAGTCGAGGTGGCTGATAATGTCCTTGTAAGACTCCCGCTTTGCGTGGTCGAAGTCTTTGAATAAATCCCTCAACCTCTTGGACACAACGGAGTGGAATTGCTCTACGAGCTTTAGTCTCTTAACGCTCATAGTTGTCCCACCAGTCTTCTAACCAGCCCAACAATCGGCCTAGCAGATATAGCCCCAGAATGAATACGCTGTATGAGCAGACCGCAACTACGAACCACACCGCTAAATGATTCACGATGTATGAAAGGAAATTCACCATTTGGGTGCGGTCGGCCACTTTGCCCAAAGTAGGACTTCGGTTTGTTGACCCCAATTCTGGGCGACATAGTCCCCTTGTAAGTATCTCCCGCCGATAACTTCTTTTCCATTATAGATAAGAACCCTGCTATTTTCATTTGGTATCTCCTTGGTTGTATTCCACTCTAACATTGACCACTTGGTTTCTGGTATCCGAACATCAACGGCTGACATCTGCGAGCCTCCTTATTGCGACCACCACCTCGTTTAAGATTCCGGTGATGACTGCATCTTCCGTTCCGTCTGCCAGTTGTTGCACGAGGTCGGCACATCGTTCTCTTTCAAGATCGGCGGCCTTACTCCTCACATCGTTAAGAATATCTTGGATGAGTTCAGAATGGGATTTCATCGGGTGTTCCTTTACTAAACGCCTCGCTCTCTAAAAGAATCTCTTGGATGATTTCGTTGCGTATGATGTCATTCTTATATGGTTGGCCGTCCTTGCCGGGTTTAAGTTCTTGTTTGCTCAACCAGTCCAAGTAGTCCAACCCCTTCTCACCAAAGGCGGCGATCTGACGAAGGGTTGAACCTTTATACTTGCCGAACTTCAACTCCATATCCCTAGGCTCTGTGCCGTTGGTTTTATTAGGAGAGTTGAGCTTGGCCGTGATATCAGCTAGGTCTGCTTTACTTATCTTGGCGGGTTCGGCCTTCGGGGCTTCCTCAAACTTCTCCGTGTTGATATCTTGGAATCCACCATAAGGAACTTCCTCGGCTGGTGTGGTGGATAGGCTCTTGTCAATTAGGACTACGATGTGTGCAAATGCAGAGCGACAAGCCCGACTGATTGCACGAGTCTGGCACATCGCCCTCTTGGCGTAGGTCGGACGCTTCTCCCACATCGGCTCGTCATCACCCAAGAACCCCTCGGCTTGGGAGATCACTTGGCCGTTGTCCATTCGTTTCACCTCACCGATGCACCGATAGCCATCTTCGAGACGCTCAACATCTCTTGCACTCGCAACGCATCCGTGAGCTACTGCGATGGATTGCCAGCCCTCGACACGAACATACTTCTTATCGCCCTTGCCTATCTGCTGGGCTGTTTCCATTACGATTGCCCTACACACGCCAGCTACATCGGTAGCTTGTCGCATATAGTTTTGCACTCCGTTGGAGTGGCCTAGGCCGTGGTCATTCTTTAATACTATCTGTTCATTCATTTGGTTATTTCTCCTATTGTTTATTGTTTGTGTTGTCCGTC